TATTGGTGCTTTGGTAAAGAAAGACAACTTAGGATTTGGGCCAAGGTCTTGGAGATATTCAGTCCTTGTCAATGATGGGGTTGTGGAAGTAGCATTTGTCGAGGAAGGATGTGAAGACGATTGTCCTGCTGACCCATATGAAGTATCTGACCCACTGACCATGATGAATTACATTCAAACTGAAAGTCCTGTAGGACAACAATATGAGTTAAATCTTCAAGATGGTGCTGGAACAGACGAAACATTTGCATAAAGTTGATTATGATTTAAAACCTTTATCGAAGGAACTCGCAATCGATTTTATACAGACGCATCATTATTCACCGATGATGCCTAAACTAACAAAACATTATCTAGGATGTTTTCTCAATGGTGAATTAGTAGGTGTATTGACTCTAGGCTGGGGAACTCAACCTAGACAGACAATCAATAAAATGTTTACTGGTCTGGAGTCAAAAGATTATTGGGAGATTGGTAAGATGTGCATGACAGATGAAATGCCAACCAACTCCGAATCACAAATGATATCTCAATCAATAAAATGGATAAAGGAAAATACACCAGAGGTATCTTTCCTTTATACAATGGCAGATGGTATCATGGGTAAATGTGGATATGTATATCAGGCAAGTAATTTTCTTTATGGTGGACAATACTTCACTCAAGTATATGAGATAAATGGAGAGAAGGTTCATCCGAGAGCTACAAGAAAATTATGCGAAGAGAACGCAAGGTTCTCTGGCAAAGACAGGATTTTTTGGTTGACTTCAGACTTTATGAAAGAGAAGGGAATCAAAAAAATAGAGGGATATATGTTTAGATATATCTTTCCGCTGAATAAGAAGGCAAAAAAATTATTAAAAAAATCAAATATGGAATGGACTAGGGTATACCCCAAAGACCACAATCTAAAATGGTTTGACAAAACATCCAATCCGAAGTTTGAAATTGAACAACCCCACTTCACATATGAAGAAGTTCTACACAACGCGAGAAACATATCTGGTGGTGGGGCATCTTTAAGAGGTATATTATGAGCAAAATTGTTTTAGTATCTGGTGGATTTGACCCACTACATAAGGGACACCTTGACCTATTGAAAGAAGCTAAGAAGATGGGTGACCATCTATCGGTAGGTCTCAATAGCGATGCGTGGTTAACTAGAAAGAAGGGGTCACCGTTCATGTCACAATGGGACAGAATGGATATGTTGATGGAATTAGAATGTGTTGACCATGTAGTTCCTTTCAATGATGATGACGATACTGCCAAAGACTTTATAGAAAAAGCATTAGGCACATGGGGAATAGACCACAAGTTTTTATTTGTGAATGGTGGTGACAGGACAGAAGATAATATTCCAGAGATGGAACTGCGAGAAAAGTTTTCTCATGCTCATTTAGAATTTGTTTTTGGTGTTGGTGGAGATAAAACTTATTCTAGTAGTTTGGTAAACAATGTAGAAAGAGCTTGGGGTGACTATAAAGTTATTCACGAGGAACAAACTGCTAAGGTAAAAATATTGAATATTGATATTGGTAAAAGTATTAGTTACCAAAGACATTTTTATCGTGGAGAAATCTGGCATATCGTAAATGGTATGGCAATGATTAAAACCAGCAAAGGTAGGTCAGAGAATTATACATACGACTACTTGACTTCTGGTCAACACTTTAGTATAATACCCTACGAATGGCATCAAGTGACAAATGTGGGTAATGAACCCCTAAAGATAATTGAAATTCAACATGGTTCTTATGTCGAAGAAGATGATATTGAACGCGAGGAGATAGTTCATTGAAGAAGAAAGGTATTAAGGAAAGACGAATAGTCGCCTTAAAAAATTTGGAGAAGTCAAAGTTTACCCCAAAACAGGTAAAGTCTGGCAAGTTTGTAAAAGGTAAGCCTGAGATGGTAGACCGTTCTGAAGACAACTGGAACATCAAAAAAGATTACCAGATTGAGGTGCTTAAGAAAAGAGTACAGTAATCATGTTTGATTACAATCTAATAGATGAATATCAGATTGAGGTTACTACTTACTGTAACGCCGCTTGTCCTCAATGTCCGAGGAATGTAAACGGTGGTAAGACTAATCCCTATCTGCCAGTTTGTCATTTAGATAGAGATGTAATAGATGTTGCATTTCCTAAGTCCCTAGTAAAGAGACTGAGACAGGTTTTCTTTTGTGGCAGTTATGGTGACCCTATTATGCATCCAGAGTTCTTGGATATACTCAAGGATTTTAGGAGTAAAAACCCAACTCTGCATCTCTACCTTCACACTAACGGAGGAGTCCGTGATATTAAATGGTGGGAAGAGATTGCTGAAGTGCTGGGTGACCATGGCAAAATTGATTTTGGTATTGATGGAATATGGGATACCAATCATCTTTACCGAAGAAATGTAGATTTTTCTCGCGTGATTGAAAACGCGAAAGCATTTATAAATGCTGGTGGAAAAGCACAATGGAACTATCTGGTATACAAACACAATGAACACCAGATATCAGAAGCAAAAAAGATGTCTGAAGAACTGGGGTTTGATGATATACTGTTTAGGTCAACTGGTAGGTTTATGAACCACAAAACTCTTACTGAGTTAGAAAAGTGGCCAGTGCAAAACAGAGATGGTGAAATAGAATATTATTTAGAACCACCCACAGACAAACAGTACCACAATAGTAGTGTTGAGAATCTACCCAGACTACATGAAGAGTATCCAGATATAAAGGATTACTTCAACGAGACCAAAATAAAATGTGACGCTCTCACTGGAAAGAAAGTGGCAATTACTGCCGAAGGTTTAGTCTTACCATGTAATTTCTTTGAACACAATCTTTACGACATGAGATTTCATAAAAGAGATTCATTTCCTAGTAGTAATGATTATCACTTTGATGAAGATGGCAATAACCAAGTCATGTCCCTTATCAATAGACATAATGGTGATGACCAGAATTTAAACATTCACAGTCAACCATTAGATAAAATTTTTAAAAGTGAGTTTTGGAAAGAGATTGTATGGTCATGGGAACAAGATATAGGGTGTGGCAAAATATTTGAGTGCGCTATGACTTGTGGACAGAAGTTAACTAAAGTATGGGATCAAAATAAAAAGATGAAAGAAACTTATCGATATTATATCACAGGTAACAATCGCGGATTGGGACTAGACTTAGCAAAACATTTTAATGGTGATGGATGTTCCAGAAGTACTGGCCAGATGCTTACTGATATTACAACTAAGGTTGGTATTCAAAGAATAGTAGAACAAAGTTTACACTATGATGTGTTTATCAATAATGCATTTGATGGCCCACCAGATGAACCTTGGGGTAATTTCGCTCAAGTAAATTTATTGTTAGCGGTATTTAAGGCATGGAAGGAAGAAAACAAGTCTGGATATATTTTTAATATCGGAAGTACTGGGGCATTAAGTGCCAGAGTTAGTCATGACAGATATGCAATTGCTAAGGACGCCCTTGCTACCGCGAGTAGACAATGTTCCAAGGCATTTAAAGATGACCTAGTTAAATTTAAAACTACCTTGATTACGCCAGGCAGATTGGACACACCATTGAGTAGAGGTAGAGAAACATGGACAGGCAACGGTGTGAAAACGCTTGACATTTGCAAGTTTATAGAGTATACTATGGGCATAGAAAATAATAGTATAATTGAAGACATCATTATTGATGTTAATTTGGAGTATGGTAATGAGTGAATTTTTATGGGTGGAGAAATATAGACCCCAAACTATTTCCGATTGTGTTCTACCAGATAGAATCAAAAGTATTTTTCAAGAGTATGTTGATGCTGGTGAAATATCCAACATGCTTTTGTGTGGCACCGCTGGTACAGGAAAGACCACGGTTGCAAAAGCACTTTGTAATGAACTTGGTTGTGACTTTATTGTTATCAATGGTTCGGATGAAAGTGGTATTGATGTATTGCGTACTAAGATAAGAGACTTTGCTAGTACGGTAAGTTTTGAAAGTAAACCCAAAGTTGTGATTATGGATGAGGCGGATTATCTAAATCCCAATTCCACGCAACCAGCACTTAGAGCTTTTATTGAGGAGTTTTCTGGCAATTGCAGATTTATTTTCACATGCAATTTCAAGAATCGAATCATCGAACCTCTTCACAGTAGAACATCTGTTATTGAATTCAAACTCAATAAAGATGAAAAACAAAACATGGCTGGATTGTTTCTTAATAGAATGAAACATGTATTGGATTCTGAAGGAGTCACATATTCTACTCCAGTTCTCGCTGAGTTGTTAATGAAACACTTCCCAGACTATCGTAGGGTTCTAAACGAACTACAACGGTATTCGCGTAGTGGTACAATCGATGAGGGTATCCTAAGTAACATTGCTGAGATAAACACCAAGGGATTGATTGACAGTCTCAAGGATAAGGATTGGAAGAAGATGCGACAATGGGTAGTCAACAATGTTGACAATGACCCACAAGGTGTCTACAGGAAGGTCTATGACTCTCTTATCGATAAGGTGAAACAAGTACCCCACTTGGTACTATTGATTGCTGACTACCAGTACAAGAGTGCATTTGTGGCAGACCAAGAGATTAACTTGACCGCGTGTCTAACTGATATCATGGCGAGTGTGGAATTTAAATGATTGAAGGATTAGGTGAACCAGTAAAGACCTATGATGCTGAAGAGTTCAAGGTAAAGAAAAAAGCAATCAGTCCCTTTGATTTTGCGAACAGTATCAACTACAGTAAAGAGGATTTGATTGTAGATGATTGGTCTGAGAAACAGTACAATGCTTTTATTGTGAACAAGTCATTGTCTCATGGAATGGATACGGTTGTGGCATCTAATGAAATGAATGCTAGACCACACCTTGATGCAAAATTGCAGTATGATTTTCTAAGGGGACTTGTTCGTAAGAAGAAAAGATTTAACAAGTGGTTGAAACCAGAAAAAGAAGAACATCTGGAAATAGTAAAAGAATATTTTGGTTATAGTAATGTCAGAGCTCAAGAAGCACTTAGACTTTTGACTGACGAAAACATCATGGAGATAAAAAAACTTTTAACAAAAGGTGGAAAATAGAAAAACCATAAATACTTTTCATATTAATTAACAAAATTATGAAGGTATTATCATGGTGGATGATTTTTTTGACATTGATTTTCCAGATTACAAACCAGTAGAAGTATTATTAGAAAAGGAAGATGACTTCCTAAAGGTTAGGGAAACTTTGTCTCGTATTGGAGTGGCATCAAAGAAAGACAAGACATTGTATCAGTCTTGCCATATTCTCCATAAACAGGGTAGGTATTTTATAACTCATTTCAAAGAACTTTTTGCTCTTGATGGCAAAGAAGCAGATTTGACAGATAATGATTTAAAAAGAAGAAACGCAATATCCAAACTGCTGAGTGATTGGGGTTTGGTAAAACTTCTTGATAAATCAGTTGAAGAAGACATGGCTCCATTGAGTCAGATAAAGATTTTGTCCTTCAAAGAGAAGGATGAATGGTCGCTCGTTACTAAATATAATATCGGGCGAAAACGATAACCCTAAACGCACAGAAGGAGAGCTATGAAGGGAAAAGTGGCGGCTATGGTCGCATTGGTTTTTATGATGGCAATACCTCTTGAATCCATCGCTGAAGAGGAAAAAAACAGGATTCACACACTCTGTAAACAAGAGATTAAACAAAACTATTCCGACTCACTCGCAAGAATAAGACTCAATGGATTTGCTAAACAAAACCGCAAACCTATTGCAAAATATCGCGTAGCGATTGAGGGAGGACAGACTTTGTTCCTAAGATGTGGTATTGACCCCACTTCTGGTTCCATTATGGTCTGGGATAGAGATGATTTTTACAGACTTGCTGAACTGAGTGAAGGTCTTCAAAATAAAATCAATGAAGAACTTACAAATATGATGCATGGGATGGTTTTAAAATTAAACAACGGATAAAATTAAATTTTTGCCCTTGATTTTTGGAAAAAAGTCCCCATATATTATAAATAACAGTAGTAGATGCTCGGGTGAGGTCTACACTTTAACTCGCTTAATAAGGAGAAAACTATGAATACTTTAAGCACACAAGCGCACTGGGATAATCTTGTCTCAGCGTTTCCACAAATCCGCAGACAATTCGTTGGTTTCGATAGGGTAGTTGATTTACTCAATCAGAACTTTGAAGTATCTGTGCAAAATTTCCCACCATTTAATATAGAAAAACTAGATGATGAAAACTACGAGATTCAAATGGCTCTCGCTGGTTACAAAGAATCTGATTTAGATATTACTGTGGAAGATGGCACTCTTACTGTAGAAGGTGGCCAAGAGTCGGGGGAAGACGAATCAAATTTTATTCACCAAGGTATAGCACAAAGAAAATTCCGTAAGGTATGGAGTCTAGCTGACACTGTAATAGTGAAAGATGCTAAACTCACTGAGGGAATTCTTAGAATATCCTTGGAGAATCAAATCCCAGAGGAGAAGAAACCTCAAACAATCAAGATTAAAACTAAATAAATAGTTTTATCGGGGGGCGATATTTGCCCCCCATTTTTGAAAAGGAAATATTATGACAAAGAAAAAGAAAGTAGTGAAGGAAGTAAAGATTCCTAATCCAGAAATGGAAGTCACCGAAGAAGAACTTGAGAAACAACAACTTCCACCAGCTTCATTGGTGGGTGTAAAGTCTGCTGGTACGGCTGAAATTATCTGTTACTTACAGAAAGATGATGAGGGCGGTAGATATATTTTATCAAACCCAGCTCAGATATCTTATTTGCCTGTTGAAGGAAAACAGGGACAATTTAAAATTGCATTTGTTCCACAAACTCCATCAAGTACTGGTACTTTATTTGTACCGTATGGCAAACTTGAATACTTGTTTGAAGTCAAACCAGATTTGGCTAAAGAGTATCAAGACAAGTTTGAACACACCGCAGTAACACAGACAAAGAAAAAACCAAAATTCACTGGTTAAAAAATTGCTCGAAAAAGGTAGCGCTTTTTATATCAAAAATAGCGCAAAAAATAAATCCTCGGCCAAAAACGCCTGTAGGATTTTCAAAAAATAATGCTTGACTTCTGATGTCTGTTGTGTTATTATATCTCTAAATGAAAAATCGGTTTTATTATGTCTAACTTCTATACCTATGCGTGGCAATATGGAAATTCAATCCTTACTCGTGGAGTGAGGAATGGTAAGCGCTTTACTGAGAAACATCCATTCAATCCTACATTGTATGTTAGAAGCAATGAGGAATCTGAATTCAAAAACATCGATGGTCATTATCTAAAACCAATTCAGTTTGGTGACAACGGTGATGCTAAAGAGTTCCTAGACAAATATTCTAAAGTAGATAACTATCCTATATACGGTCAAACTGATTTGACTTATCAGTATATAGCTTCTATGTATCCCCATAATATCGAATTTGACCTTAGTAAGATGAATATCTGGTCAATAGATATTGAGACAACAGCAGAACATGGTTTCCCAGACACGGAAAATCCTATTGAAGAAATCCTGTTGATTACTATGGTAAACAATTACACCAAAGAAATATTTACATGGGGTTCTGGTGAGTGGAAGCCTGGCGAAGAGACCAAAGACCTACCAGTTACATATACATATTGTTCCGATGAGTTTGACTTGTTGGAAAAGTTTATGACATGGTGGGCGCAAGATTATCCAGATGTAGTTACTGGTTGGAATCATGAACTGTTTGATATGCCTTACTTAGTTGGTAGGATTGACAGACTATTTGGTGACTCAGCTAAAAACAATCTTAGTCCATTCGGTATGACTAGGAAGAAAACTGTTCGCGGTCATAACAGAGAGTTATTGAAGACTGACATCAAGGGTGTCATTCAACTTGACTATATGGATTTGTACAAAAAGTTTACTTACACCTTCCAAGAAAGTTATCGACTTGATTACATTGCTGAAGTAGAACTAGGTAAGAAGAAACTGGAATCTGGATTTGAAACATTCCGCGAGTTCTACGAGAATGATTGGAATAGGTTTATTGACTATAACATTATCGATACTGTTTTGGTTGACGAACTTGATGACAAGATGAAATTCTTGGAACTTATTATCACTATGGGATATGACTGTAAATGTAACTACAATGATATCTTTTCATCTGTGAGAACTTGGGATTGTTTGTTATATAACTTCTTACTTGAAAAGAACATTATGATTCCTCAGAAGAAGGAACACTTCTCCAAGGGATTCGCTGGTGGTTATGTCCAAGACCCGAAAGTGGGTAAGTACAAGTGGGTGGTATCAGTTGATGCGACTTCCCTATATCCATCTATCATCATGCAACACAATCTATCACCAGAGATGTTGGCAGAGGGACACAAACCCCTAGACTGTACAGTTGATAGTATTCTGGAAAGGAAACACTCAACTAAAAAATTGGTGGAGGCAGACTTATCGATGGCTGCTAATGGTTACTTGTTTGGTAGAACATCTCAAGGATTCATGGCAGAAATTACTCAAAAGTTTTTTGACGATAGACAGAAGTACAAAAAACTCATGAAGAAAGCAGAACAAGAGTATGAGGATACAAAGAATCCTAAACTCAAAAATGATATCGCCAAGTTTAACAACTTCCAGATGGCAAGAAAGATTCAATTGAACTCTCTCTTTGGTGCGATAGGTAACAAATGGTTTAGATATTTTGATGAAAGGATTGCAGAGGCAATCACATTGAGTGGACAACTTATTATCCGTGATACAGGTAAAGCGGTGGATGAGTTTCTAAACAAGTTTCTTGGCACAGAAGATGAAGTCTATTCTTTCTATACTGATACAGATTCTTGTTATGTTACACTGGACAAGATGGTAGAACTTCACATGAAGGATAAGTCTCAAGAAGAGATAATTGATATCCTTGATAAGTTTACGGAAGATAAACTAGTACCAGCAATCAATGGTCGTATGGCAGAGTTGGGTGACTACATGAATGTATTCCAACCCAAGATAGATTTCAAACGCGAGGCAATTGCCGATACAGGTATATGGGTTGCAAAGAAACGATACGCATTGAATGTATGGGACAACGAGGGTGTTAGATATCACGAACCCCATCTAAAAGTTATGGGTCTGGAGATTGTAAGGTCTTCCACACCAGCACCAGTTCGTTCAAGTCTCAAAAAGGCAGTTGAGTTATGTTTGAACAAAGATGAAAAAGAATTACAGGATTTCGTTGAGAATACATGGCAGGCATTTAGTAAGATGTCTCCAGAAGAAATCGCTTTCCCACGCGGTTGTAATAATATAGAAAAGTATTCATCACGAGAAACAGTTTACACTAAGGGAACTCCGATGCATGTTCGGGGTGCCTTGGTTTATAATCACTTGCTTAGGACTCAGAAACTAGAGAAAAAATATCAAGTTATCCAAGATGGTGACAAGATTAAGTTTCTCTATCTGAAGGAACCTAATCATGTGAGAGAAAATACCGTAGCGATGAATGGTCTAATGCCAAAAGAGTTTGACTTACATCGATACATAGATTATGAAACAATGTTTGAGAAAGCATTTATTGACCCATTGAATACTATTGTTACTAGTTTGGATTGGAAGACTAGACCAGTGGCAACATTAGAGTCGTTATTTTAGGAGATACTATGAGTACATTAGATAAATTAAAAAAGAACTCAACGATAAAACAAACTGAAATTTTATCCAAGAGTAAATTTCTGAACAACAAAGATGTTGTACAGACAACTGTTCCCGCTTTGAATGTGGCGTTGAGTGGTAAATTGGATGGTGGACTTGCTACAGGTCTAACAGTTTTTGCTGGCCCATCTAAACATTTCAAGACTGCTTTTGCCATGTTATTGTCAAAATCTTATTTGGATAAATATGAAGATGGAGTGGTGTTATTTTATGATTCAGAGTTCGGCGCTCCTCAAGGATATTTCGACAGTTTCGGCATAGACACAGATAGAGTTATTCATACACCTGTCACAGACATAGAACAACTCAAACACGATGTGATGTCCCAACTCCAAGGTATTGAAAGAGGTGACCGTGTAATTATAATTGTGGACTCAGTAGGTAACCTTGCCTCGCGTAAAGAAGTAGAAGATGCGATAGATGGTAAGTCAGTTGCCGATATGACTCGTGCAAAACAAATGAAATCCCTGTTTCGTATGGTGACTCCTCACCTAACAATCTTAGATATTCCAGCGGTGGTTGTAAACCACACATACAAAGAAATCGGTTTGTTCCCCAAAGATGTAGTGTCTGGTGGAACTGGTGTTTACTACAGTGCTGATAATATCTTTATTATAGGTAGACAACAAGAAAAACAAGGGAAAGATGTTGTAGGATACAACTTTATTATCAATGTCGAGAAGTCAAGATTTGTTCGGGAGAAGTCCAAGATACCCATTGAAGTTACATGGGAAGGTGGCATCAGCAAGTGGTCTGGTCTCCTTGATATGGCTCTTGAGTCTGGTCATGTTGTCAAACCATCAAACGGATGGTATGCGAAATCTGATGACCCAGATGCGCCGAAATTCAGACTTAAAGATACATACACAAAAGACTTTTGGATACCTATCCTTAGTGAAAAAAGTTTCATCCAGTGGATTGAGGATAGATATTTAATGTCAGCAGACTCCATCATGCAGTCTGAAGTAAGCGAAGAGGATATTAAGGATGCTTACTCCGAAGTGTGATAAATGTGGGACTAGTATCGATGAAGAAAATGATACTGGAATATGTTTTCGACATGCTGACGGAGATGCATATCTCTGTGAGAAATGTGTAGAAGAAGTGAAACGAGATTTTTATAATGAGATTAGAACAAACAATACTATCGAATCTGATACATAACGAAGATTATGTCAGACAATCAATTGCACATTTAAAAGCATCTTATTTTTTAGATGCTGAGTATCGTGAGGTATTCAAATGTGTGCGTGATTATGTCACGGCATATAATTCCCCACCACAAGCAAGCGCACTTAAAATTGCCTTGCAAGATAACAGAAAAATTACTGAAGACCTCTATGAAAAATGTGAGGAACTTATCAACAGTCTTAGTGAAACAGAGGCAGATGAAAGATGGTTGATTGACCAAACAGAAAAATTCTGTAAGGACAAGGCAGTTTACAATGCTATCATGCAATCTATTCAGATTATCGATGGACAGGATAAAACATACTCAGTAGATTCTCTGCCTTCTATATTGTCAGATGCTCTTAGTGTTGGTTTTGATAATAACATTGGTCACGATTATGTTGGTGACGCGGAAGCACGATTTGATTTCTATCACAGGCACGAAGAAAAATTACCATTCGACTTAGAATATTTCAACAAGATTACTGAAGGTGGATTGATAAACAAGACACTCAATATTGCTCTTGCTGGTACAGGTGTGGGTAAATCTCTTTTCATGTGTCATGTGGGTGCAGCCATGATTGCTCAAGGTAAGAATGTTTTGTATATCACATTAGAGATGGCAGAGGAAAGAATCGCTGAAAGAATCGATGCGAACATGATGGATGTTTCCATGCAAGATTTGAGAGACCTATCCAAGTCTATGTACACAGACCGTATTAAGAAAATTCAAAACAAAGTTGATGGCAGATTGATTGTTAAAGAATATCCAACTGCAACTGCCCATGCTGGTCATTTCAGAGCACTTCTTGAAGAGTTGAAACTCAAACAAAACTTTTCTCCAGACATAATTTTTATCGATTATCTAAATATTTGTGTGAGTCAACGACTCCGAAATAATGCTGGTGCAAACTCATATACCATAGTCAAGGCAATTGCTGAGGAACTAAGGGGACTGGCAGTAGAGTATGATTTACCAATAGTATCCGCAACCCAGACCACGCGAGGTGGTTTTAACAACAGTGATGTTGACTTGACAGATACTTCAGAAAGTTTTGGTTTGCCTGCTACTGCTGACTTGTTGTTTGCTCTTATAAGTACAGAGGAATTAGAACAACAAGGTCACATGATGGTTAAACAATTGAAGAATAGATATAGTGACCCGACAAGAAACAAACGATTTATGATTGGAGTTGATAGGGCGAAGA